TTCCTCAAGTTCCAAGTTTACGAGTTCGGTGGGCATTACACCATCTCCTTCAATGCACGACCACCAATACTGAAGGCCGAAAGTTTACCGCTTTTAACATCTTGCCATACTTGTTCGTCATTAACGCGGATAGCAATGATCCAGCCCTCACGGTCAGACTGAATACCCAGAGCCTTGGCTACATCATTAGTCAAAGGCATGGAGTGGATAACTTCACCGATACTTTCGCCAGAGTGCATCCTCTTGGCAGTACGCATGGAAAGCATAAAATTAGTGGCTGCTTTAGCCAGCAGTTCAGGTCTAATGAACTCGCCACTGTGATCAAGGCTAACTTCACCCTTTACTGTAGCTACATAAGCCCAGCCAAATGCGAGACGCTCTTCATCTAGTTGCTTTAGGATTTGACCTTCGATCTGGACTTCAGATTTAGTCATCTCTGATACAGACGTACCTGCTTCCCACATCCTACAAGACCAATAACGAGCAGATGTCTTATCTGTAGCTGTGTCGCAAGAGTGACGAGAGCGGAAGTTAGCACGAGCATCAGGGTCATCACGGCGTATCTCCATATTCGGATCACCGAAAGTAACCTTCTTGACGCCATCACCACTCTTGACATACACTCCAAACTTCTTTCCTGACCCTTCAGGAAGTCGGAATGGTTTATCCAGCGTGACTTCTTTACCTTGGTGCATAGCCTTCTGTGTGGATTGTTTAGCTTGAGAGTAAGCACCTGCAAAGGCACGGCTCTCTGACATTCCATCTTGCTCCATCATGGAGTTAAAGACATTACGGAAGATAGATTGTTGGTGAGGGGAAAGTTTACTACGGACAGCTTTAGGAAGATCATCTGTTGAAGCATAAGGCATCTAAATCACCAAGTTGACAGAAGCACACGCTTCCATGTATTCGTAGCTACACAAACGTAGAAGTAACTTGTGTCGAAAGCAGTGTCACCCTTACGACCAGTCGAGGATGCAGTAGCGGGGGCAGCCTTAAAGGTATCTTCGATGAGAGGCCGAACAAAGAGTGTTCCGTTACTAGCAGCATTGACTACAGCAGCTACAGAGATAACGTTGTTAGGGGAATCTGGTTTTGTAGTAGTCAACCCACCAGAAACTGTCGTGCTTGCATAGAGGATTGCACCATCAGTATAGGCCGAAGTGTTGATGCCACGAACCTCACCAAAGTTTGCCACAAGTCCATCTGCACCATTGGCAATACTCTCAGAAGAGATACCCATAATGGTGTGGCTATCAACAGTATTGTTGGCGATAAATGGGGCTACAAGAAGGATACCACTATTACCAAGAGAGCCAGCAAAGCGACACACTGTCCCAGCAGCAATAGTAGAGCCTGTGTTGTTGCGTACACGATAGTAAGTGTCCTGACCAACGTGCATAACAACGTTACCACCATTCAACCCTACAGCAAGGGTGTCGTAGGTAGCGTCCCAAGTCAGTTGACCATCAGTAGGGCTGGCAAGACCATTAGCAGTGTCAAGAGCGATATAGTCAACAGACTTAAAGAACTCTTCACGGGTGATCTTCTTTGTAGTTGCAGTAGAGGTGTCTACGATAGCAATGACATCATTCTGTGCAGCATCAGCCCCCGTAAGGGCAGTCAAGGCACTAATCTTGGTGTTAGCCATTGGGGACAACCTCCGAGTTTACTTCTTGTGTGGCTTGCTGTAGTCTTTGCTCATAAGCACCCTTGTCAAAGTCAAGTTCTGCAATGTTCATCAGGTTCTCAACAAGTTCTGGGTGGTCTTTGACTTCAATCCCTGCACCATTGAGGTTACGAAGGAAGGAAGCGATTTCACGAAGGTCATGAGGGGCAACGTCCCCTGCAACCAACTTAGGCATAACATCCCAAGAGAGGCCATTAAGTTGCCAGATACGTTCTACGAGTTGTTTGTTGAGGACATCTACAATATTATTGATGTAACTCTCAAGGCTACGAAGAAACAAGTCCGTCTTGGTCTTGGAGAGGGCATAAGAGCCACCACTAGAACCAAGCATCAGGAACTCAGCCATAAGACTACGAGCAATATCGTGTTGGTAGCGTTTGACTACGGGGTCAATGTCAATAGACCGAGAGCCATTAGCAGTGATCAGTTCAATGTCCATAAGACGCTGATTAGTAGGCTTACCGTCTGCATCTACATAAAGGTCAGATGGCAGGAGGGCATAACCTTGATCATTGTTCTTCAAATCACGAAGGATACGTTCAAACTGTGACCTTAGATTGGTTTGGTCTGCTGAAGCATCTGAACTCAAATACTCCGCAGGCATACGGCCAATAGGCACACCATGAAGTTCTCGTTCAATAGCCACGGCTTCATAGTTCTGAATCTTGTTGAGGTAAGTATAGCTGACATAAGCATTCCTAAGAACTGAACGACCAGAGGGATCATTATTCAAACTTGTAGTTCTATAGTAAACAGACTTTTCAACAGGGATCATTACGGGGAGTTTACCCCAAGTGGCTTCTTGGTACATGCCCAAGACTTCACCAGTGGACTGGTTGATTTCAAAACGTTCAACAGTCCAAGGGGCACGAATGGCAATCTTCTTGACACCAATACGGCCATCGTTGAACTTGGAGTTCTTCTTGGGGCTACGGAAGTCCCCCTCACGACGTTTGTAGATAACCTCAAACCAACCAAACCCATAAGTCAAGTAAGAGAGGGCTTCCGAGATGTGATCGTCAAGGCTTTCATCCATGTCATCCAACACAGATTTAAGGAAGTCAGCTTCACGTTTTGCTTCTTCACTATCATCAGCAGGCTTGATTTTGATTTCTACATCTCGTAGGGTTTGCTCTACAGCGTACATAATGGCACCGATGATGGCATTCCCATCGCGCATCTCTTTGTACTTCTGGATACCACGTTTACCTTTGAGGTCCTGTTGGTATTCATCAGCCCTGATGTCTCCGGTATAAGTGTTCTTACCCGACACACCAAGCGTCATTTTAGCAGATGTTTCGGACAACTTATTCATAGGAGATCACTCTTCCGTAGTTTCTGTTTATTCTTGTTCAACTACAGACAACCCCATAGCTACAAGAGCGGATAGGCCATCCATACCACCGATAGCAGTCAAGGCTGTAGGAGATGCGCTGAGAGCCTCTGTGCTGAAGACCAGAGCAGCTTGAGCACGTTCTGCGGCTACCATGTCGATAATCTCATCAGTGTCCCAGAGAGGGCGCTGTAGGGGTGCCTGCGCGAAGATGATCCACTCGTCTCTGGCTTCAAAAGAGGCTGCTGCATAGAGGTTACCTTGAGCATCTACCCAGTTCAGCCCACGATAGGTTTCCCCATCAGCCTCAGAGAACCCAAGGCACATGGCGTACTGGTTTGCATCAGAGACAAGGAGTTCGGGACAAGAGCATGTAATTCTCATAGAGTAACTCCCGTTTTGCCTGCAACAAAAGTCTCAGTGGAGGTGATGGTCCCTGCATCAGTTACCAAACCGCGAACAATCAGGCTGTAAAGTTGGCCGTTCATGTAAGAACCAAACTGACGGCCAATGGTAAACAATGAAGCGACAACATTTAATGCGGCTGCACTTGTTCCCGTTGCTGAAACGGCATTTACTGATCCGTATATTGTCCCTGAAGCACCAACCGCAGGGTCTCTGCGTCCGGTAATAACAGCCGTAGAGCCGACGGTGTAAGGGCGTTCAGAGGTATTAACACCCGTATACCAATGGTAAAGACCAGCTTCACCACCGTTGACAGTGTGCGCCCACATACCAAAGTAACCACCAGTGTCGCCGCAGAATGCCGACCTAGAAAAAGCTGACGCCACACCAGAGGCAGTATTAAATCGTACACCACCCACAACCATATAGCCCGGATCGGTCCCACTCACACCAAGGAGAGTGTTTGCGTCAACTGTCGTGTTTAGTGTGTCATCTACACCATCAAAGGACAGATACGACAGGGACTGCACCCCGGCTTCGGTCACGTCATACTGTGTGGTGACGCGCTGATAGGCTGTGGCGGTGGAGCCTGTTTCATGCTGCGGATTTCTTACCAAAACCCCTGACGTACCGTCCCCAGTCCAGGCAACAGATGGGTCGCCTGTACCTCCAGGCTGCGTCACATGCATACCGAAGTCATACCGAGACGCTTGGGATATAACCACACTGAAGCGGTAATAACCGTCGGAGAGAAGCACAACACTTGAACTAAGGACGCCTGCGCCAGCCGTTCTGGCAATAGCGCCCGACGAAAGATTGAGCGTTACGCTTGGGCCAGTTTGAATCCCGCTGCCGAGACAGATAAGGTCATAGCCATCAGCTTTCGCCTCAACGGTCAAAACGCGGTCAGTAAAATCTGCAACGTCTTGCGTTGCGTTGTGAACGCCAGACACCGCTGTGGGGGTTATCCTGCCTGCCGAAGTGTTGAGGTTCGATTTGGCCCAAATGGCATTGGAATAGTCCTCAGTCCACGTCAGCAAGTTCCTACGCCCACCCAGAGGCACGATACCATAAGTAGGGCGAGAAGCAGCGGTGGCTTGGGTGGCGTGGTTGCCGGGGAGTTCCTTGACGGAGATGTTGTCGATGGTGACATTTTGGAGCGGCCCTGCCGTATAGCCAATCGACAGAAAGCTAGTCGTGCTGGTGGCTAAAAAGTAAGCCGTAAATGTGCCTGTGTAACCACTAGCTAAACTCAGGTTTAGAAGGTTACTTGTAAGGTTAGACGTCCCTACCCAAACTGCGGGCTGACAACTTGCGGTAGCAGCAACAAACTGTCCCGTTATCTTATAGTAGGTGCCTGCAACTGTAGTTACTGTCTGGTTCGCAAACCCTGAACTTGTTGGATCTTCAACAAACAAACCACCAGAGACAACGGAGATAGTTGCACCGCTTCCTCCCGTCCACCCAGTCGTCCCACCAGAGAAATCCCCATTAGTCACCAACTCAGACCCCAGCACCAGCCCTTTGGACTTATCCAGCAGCAGGGCAACAGTCTGACCCGGAGTGGTCACAGGGGTAGTACCTGCGGTATCTTGGAACATGGTGGTCAGGTCAGAGGGATCGTACCAGACGCCGGGTTCTGAGGCAGCGAACAAGGATGCAGGGGAGAAAGTACGAGTACCAGAAAGGAGTTGCCCTCTAAGGGACACAGGAAGAGCAATAGAGGGCATATTAAACTTCCTTAAAGTTTATCATAGCTGGACACAGCGGGAGTGCGAAGCACGTTAGATAACCAGAGAGTGAATACCAGTAGCGGTAGTACCAGTTGCTTTGATCCGAGTCTC